TTGTACGCAGGGAAAACCCTGCGATTTAGCAGGAAGAATTACATGAAAATATAATACATAAAAATGTCCCTCCTATGAATTTTGTTTTTAAATCTAGGTAATAAAAAATGCAGGCCAAAATCCACAATGTGGCTTTTGGTCTGCATACATACAATTTGGAAACATTCATATTAACGACATAGTTAAATAAAGGTATAGTTAAATAACCTATATCCTAACCGTAACTAATGAATGCTCAATATCGTATAAATAAGCACAACAAAAAAGCCTATCATCGGGGATAGATTCTGCTTTTTTTTATTGCCCGCTTATCTTAAACGCATTGAGGCTGTCATAGTTTCGGTTCCTCCCACATCTTTATTTACATCAATCTATAGAATAACACAACAAGATGATATGTTCAATACAAAAATTGTGGAATGAGTCTCATCCTGGAATCCTGGAATGAGTCTCATACTCATACTTCCATTTCAATGCCAGATTTAAAGGATATGACGAAGTGTTCTTCATAGACTGTAACATTCTGGATTATCTTCCTCACAAGCTTATCATCGTACTCTAAGGTACGGAATTTGTTCTTGCGAATAAACTCAATCAACTCATTGATTCGCTCGTTCTCGCCACTAAGGGAGGCATCTTCTACTAAAAGGGTCTGTCGCTTGTCAAAATCTTTTCCCTTATTAGCAAGGCTGATTAGTTCCTTCTGCTTTTCTTCAAGTAGGTTGTTAATCTCTGCAATCTTATATTCTGTAGTGTCACCAATTACAGCATGTATGTTTTCTTCCAGGGTTCTTATCATGTTATCACCTCCAGCAAGGAGTCTATTAATCGCAGTCATAACCGCATCATATAAATCACCTTCCTTTACCGTCCGGTTCTTACAGACTTTAGGTCCTTGATCGATTCTTGTGACGCACCGCCAAACAAACTCCTTTCTCCCGTGAATATTCCAATAAACTCGTCTGTAAATATCTCCACATTCCCCGCAGAAGGTTATAGTGCTCATAGCGTATTTACTGCTATATAGTCTTTTGTTATTATCTGCTCCTGTGTAAATATTATTCCTGCGATGAAGTTCTCCCTGAGCTTGTAAGTAAAGTTCCTTTGGCATGATGGCCACATGGCTATTTTCTACATAATACTGTGGGACCTGGCCTTCATTCTTGACCCTCTTTTTTGTAAGAAAATCCACCGTAAAGGTCTTCTGTAAAAGGGCATCGCCGATATACTTTTCGTTCAAGAGAATCTTCTTTATGGTCTCCGGTCGCCATCTTGGCTTTCCTGCAGCTGTTAAAATATCGTCCTTCTCAAGATCCCTACCAATGCCTGCTAGACTTTTTCCCTCAAGGTATTCTCTGTAAATTCGCTTAATGATTTCAGCCTCTTCAGGAACAATGATCAGGTTGCCTTCTTCATCTTTTGTGTACCCCATAAAGCGATTGTGGTTGACCTGGACTTTCCCTTGCTGATATCGATACTGAAGTCCAAGTTTAACATTCTGAGAAAGGCTCTGACTTTCTTGCTGCGCGAGGGATGCCATAATGGTCAGAAGCACCTCTCCCTTGGCATCCATTGTGTTGATGTTCTCTTTCTCGAAAAATACGGATATGTTCTTATCCTTGAGCTGCCTAATATATTTTAGGCAATCCAGAGTATTCCTGGCAAATCGACTAATGGATTTTGTAATCACCAGATCGATGTTCCCCTCCATGCACTCGTCGATCATGCGATTGAACTCTTCTCTCTTTTTCGTGTTAGTGCCTGAAATACCATCATCTGCAAATATGCCTGCGAACTCCCATTCAGCATTTTTCTTTATAAACTCAGTGTAATGAGCAACCTGCACCTCATAGCTGGAGTTCTGCTCTTCAGTTTCTGTTGAAACTCGGCAATAAGCAGCAACACGCAGTTTCTTTACTTTTTCTTTTGCGGCTGTACTTCCCACCCTTTTTCGTGCTGGAATTAAAGTTATATTTTTCTCTGCCAATTTATACCTCACTTTCTATCAGACTATACAGGTACTCCGCTCGCCCTACTGGATCATCTGGAAGCTTACCTTCTGATTTTTTCATTTTAAATCGCTCTATAGGCGGGGGTGAACTAAAAGCTGCAAGCTCTACAATCCTCCCTAGGTCCTTCGCACGCTTACTTCTAACTTCCTCAGCTTTATCGAATGTTTCTTTATCGATGATCGCTGGATACACGTCATTACCGAGATAGTTGATGTTTTTCAAAATAAGTCCCATGGATGAATGTGTCTTCTGAATACCAGCCTGCTCACCAGCCACAGAAAGGGAAAGCCCGGAAATGTACTTTTCAAAGAAATCCCTTACTTGGTCTGCAGCCCTTTCATCAACGGTAACAACTCCGTCCGTAATTGTATATCCGTATGGTACATAGGCCATTTACCTCACCACCCTTTCTTTAAGGGAAAGCCCGCATTTTAATTTAAATGTCAGTTCATCCCTTGAATTTACAATGATGTTTTCTACATACTTTTCAAATGCCTCGTCCGTATAATTGCCATCAAACTTATCTTTTGAAACATACTCAAGAATCGCCTTTACCTCATCAGCCTGTGATGTTCCACTTGTAAATGACATGACCAGGTTTGTCTTCTCAGTGGTTAGATTTTTTATTTTGCTATCCAGAACATTTCGTTCCTTGCTAAAAAGTGCTGGTTCAAGAAACCCTTTTGTCATAAGTCCAATAAGCGTATTGCGCTCTTCGGTCAATTGCTCCATTCGCTTATCGATGGCATCAATTCTTTCAAGGTCGCACTCTTCTTGGTTTTTACTTATAGCATCATAAAATGGCCCAAGGATAATCTTTCTGCTGTAGGCAAGCTTATTCATCATGGTGGCAAAGGTTGCCTTTATCTCTCCATCCCGAATAAATAGCATGGAGCAGCTGTTCTTGTCTTCAATATGCCCTTTGCAGCTCCAGGCGATATAACTTCTGCCAGCAGAGTAGTTTGTTTTTCTTCTAAACGTGGACCCACACTCTCCACAGATGATTCTGCCGCTTAACACATATCTATTTTGATAAGCCTTTTTGTTAACAGCCTTACTCTTCGCTCTTTGTGTGATCAGCTTTTGTGCCTTAGAAAACACTTCTTTGCTGACGATAGGCTCATGATGATTCTTGCAGTAAAATTGGTCTTTCTCACCTTTATTAGGCCGTCGATTGAAGTTGTTATCCGTGTAAGTCTTTTGGAAAAGCGCATCCCCTTTGTATTTTTCATTTCGTAGCATATCGATCACTGTTCCTGTGCTCCAATGATTACCTCTTCTTGCAGGAATCTTGTCCCTGTTAAGGCCCTTTGCAATCACACTTCCACCTTTACCTGAAAGGCACTCTGAAAAAATGCGCTTAACAACTTCTGCTTCTTCTGGAACGATGACCATCTCACCATTCACATTGGCATAACCATAAGGTGGACTGCCAATAATGAAACTGCCATTTTGAAATTTTTTGCTGATTGACCATGTCATGTTCTGTGAAATGGATGCGGACTCTTCTGCCGCAAACCCAGATAAAATAGAAAGCATTAACTCACCTTCCATATCACCTGTGTTTAGATTTTCCTTTTCAAAATAAATGAAAACACCAATATTTAAGAGCTGTCTTACCAGTTCTAAACAATCCATGGTATTACGTGCAAACCGGCTTATAGATTTGGTGATAATAAAATCAACACGATTACTTTCACAATCGCGAATCATGCGAAGAAGCTCAGGTCGTTTTTCCTTTTTCGTCCCTGAAATCCCTTCGTCATAATAAAGCCCTGCAAACTCCCATTCTGGATTGGATTTGATGTAGTTTTCATAGTGCTCCCGCTGAGCTTTAAGGCTTTCTAACTGTTCATCGCTATCTGTTGAAACCCTGGCATATGCGGCCACTCGAAGCTTGTTTTTCGACAACTGTGATCTTGTCAGTTCATCGATTTTCGTTATCTTTTTCATTGTCTCACCTCGCTTTCTTTCATTACATATATCACTCTAAAAGCCACTAATAGCAAGTGATTTAAGACATAATCTCGGCTAGCTTTGGTGAGAATTTCAGTCTGTTTAATGCAGATATTTTGTGTCGTTCATCCTCTGTAATCTTGCCTTCTTTATAGAGCATTCCGATAATGCTTTCTGCTATATAAAAGTCATACTCTCTCTGCAACTGTTCTTCTGTCATTGGTTCTGTCTCACCCTTGATCGTGCTGCCATCTTT